ATACTTTGCCATATTGTTTTTTCTCCTTATGCATAGACGGTGACTGTGAACTCAGCCGCCAGATAGATTTGGTCATTTATAGTTATCGAACCCACGACATTGCTGCGCTCTACCCGTAGGTCATACGCCACGCCACCGAGTGTTCTATCCGATTCTATCGCAACTTTCACAGACTGAGGGCCTGAGATTTCTGAATAGGCATCGAGCTTTCGCTGCATTGTTCTTTCGGCAGCCCTGCCGACAATGACCGTTACAACGAAATTGTATTGTGTCAACCCTTGATTCATCGCTAGGTTGTAGTCGATGGTGTCAAGATTGATAATGCCAATAGGCGGGGATGGGTTGTCGGGTATCTCCGCCGATGCTCTAAGTCCGCTGATTGTAGCTAGGTTTGTGGCTAGGGCTTGGCGCATGCTATAGATGCTTGTCATTACGCCATCCTGATTTTGCGATACGGTCCTAGTAGTGCTTCGATGTCGGGGTCAACTCTACTGACCCTGACAACGCCAATGTCGCCAAAGCCAGCAACTCCAAGTGGGGAATCGTATCTCTTGTATTGTCTGATTGCCAAGAGATTGCAAGCTTGCTTTATGTCTGTCGGTACAGCGGTTGCGTAGCCGAATACTCCCGCAACTTGCAGCGTGCTTCGCCCTGTGAGTCTGGAAAGTTTACAGTTGTGAATAGATAGTCGCCTACCGCACGAATGCGTGTGTAGGGGCTGTAGGAGCCTCCTGCGAGGCCGTTTAGGGGCTCTAGCTGGTAATCGGATGGAGTCCATGTAATGTCAAAGCTACCGTCAGCATCCGAGCTGGTCTTGATGCTTGTGACAGAGATAATGTCGTCTGTGTCCGTCAAATAAGAATCATTTGGCACAAAGAGCCTTGTAGCTGAGCCAGAGGTGAAAACTCTTTCACAGTGACTATCAATCTGCCTTGAGGCGGACTCTACACAAGTCTCTAGCAATGTGTCGTCAACGGTATCGGTAATCCTAAGAATTGCCTTTACTTCGCTTAGAGTTGTGTAACCGTTAGTAATCGCCATGCTTCTATTCTACCCCTACTCGAATCCCAGTTCTTTTCTGACTTTAGCTATGTGGGCTCTGCCAATACGGTCATGGTCTTCGGGGCGATTCACCCCACTCATTGTCACATGGTTCTGTCCCATGTCATAAAGACAGCGGAAAGTACTTGCGTGAAATGGTTTTGCCCCAGCTTTTACGCACCGAATGTAGAGTTCCCAATCATCAAAGATAGCACCCTTGGTCGGACCGCCTGTCTTTAGAAAGAGCTCTCTCTTTATTGGAGCGGCTCCTGGGCAAGTCATTTGGTACGGAATCTGTTCGGGTATCCATCTACCCTCAAGAATTTGTCCCGAGTTCTTTACTTTTAGCCTGTCGATGTAGATGTCACAGCCCTGAGCATCGGCCTCTTCTATTTGGTCAAAGGCTTCGGGTAGATACTGATTGTCTACTCCGCAAAGTGAATACCAATCTGCCGTCTGGTTCCAAGCCATAGCTCGCATGTATTCTGCAAACTCGCCCGTCATTTCTATAAATGTCGTGATGGCTTTGTACTCCTCGGGAATCTGTTCGTGGACATAGTCTCGGTTCTGAGAATCGTGAACAAAGATTATTGAGTCGGGTTGTCTGCGAATGCTTTTTACGCCATCCCACCATTGCGGGAGAAAAGAGTTATACCGAGTTCCCCATAGGCCACTCCCGATGCCAATAGTAATCAATTGACTAGCTCCCAAAAAGTCTCAGCCGAGGTGCTAACAAGACCTGCAAGTTTCTCTGGGTCGTCCCAGTTTGGGACCGAACCTATACCGACTTGGTCATTGATGTGAACTTGACAGCCAGATAGTACGGCCTCTATTACAGTGCGAGGCTCTGCATCAAAGTCATTCGGGAGAAAAACAAAGTGCTTTGCTCTACTCATAGTCTCTAAGACTTTGACCCGAGGCTTGTCGTGATACATAATCAGTTCAATCTGATTCTTCTCCGCCCAGTCCAGCGCATTGTCTGGACCCTTCTGCGGGTGTAATCTACCAGCCCAAAGAGCAAAGTTTTCTTTCTTTTGAACCTCAAAATCAGCAGGGTCGTGAGAGGACAGTAGCCAGGTACTTTTTGCTGGCTGAGTCCAAGACTTTTCTATCGCAAGATGGGCTGGTGTGTGACAGATTAGTAAAGATGCCGAAGACAAAAGATGTTGTCGGGCTGGGGACCGAGTTTGCTTGTGATGGACCATAACTATTGGTTTTTTCTTTGCCAGCCACATCATTGCCCTATCAGATAGCAGGTCAGTTCCAGTAATAATAATTTGCGGGTACTCAAGAGCCTGCTCCCATTGGTTTGGACCGAATACAGAAACATTAGACGGCCCAGCCTTGAGATACTTAGCATCTGTCATTTCTGCCCCGCCACGGTATTTCCCTGGGATGCCTCCTACCTCACTAGGGTGCTTTGGCAGATGATGCGTAAGCCAAGCTATCATTCAAAGATGCCCCTCAAGAATGGTAGCCAACGCCACCTGTAAACATGGTCAAAATCAAACTGCTTGGCAAACTCGACAGCTTTCTCTGAGTGCCCTCTCTCGCCCTCGTATGCTTCAATAAGGGCATCGTGAATCTTTGTCACTGAAGGTATCTGGTAAAAGCTTGTCTGTGCCTCGTCCCAGAAGGGCTGACCGTCAATCTTCCAGCTATCCTCGGAGGCTAGGTCTTTAGAAGCGGCGAAGTTGCTTGTAATGACTCTGGTTCCACAAGCCTGAGCTTCTATAGTCGGGATACCGAACCCCTCTCCATAAGAGGTGCTGAGAAGAACATCCATTGCTGAGTAGAAGCCCGCCATTGTTTCATCGGGGTAACCTGTCCGCAGAATGTCTCTATCTGGCAAAATGACAGCAGCTTTATCTAGTCCAACTGCTCGAAGTATGGAAGCCAAGTCAAACCCGCCATACGCTCTTGAGGGTTCTGAGTGTATGTAGATTTGTGAGTTCGGGTATTTCTTGTGAAAGGTTGCAAAGGCCAGAAGGTTTTCCGCAAAAGCTTTTCTGTGGATACTTCCATTGGATTTGTTAGCCGCTACCATCCCGACCAAGAATGTATCTTCGGGCACTCCCATAAACTCACGCACAGGGACGCCATTGATTTCTTTAGTTGGCTTGTATACCTTTGTGTCTATACCGTGTGGTATGTAAACAGACTCAAGACCAACGGACTGTAATTGCTCCTGACCATGTGGCGACATTGATACAAGCTTGACATTCTTTTTTTTGGCAAACTCAATTACTTTAGGAGGCGGAGTAATGTGGTCCAACGGAATCCAAGAGATGATTTCCCCGTCAAACTCCATGTCGTTGTAAACCCAGACATCATAAAGAGTCATTAGGACTGTCTTTTTATCAGGGTGCTGATTTGCAAAATCTTTGTACCAAACTGGTATTACATCTGTGGAGTAAAGATTGAACCCCCTTGGATAGTGTGGCACTGACTTATTAGCAATTTTGAGTTCGCTTCTAGCCCCTTCAAGTCCGTAGTTTGACAAGGCGGCAAACTCTAGACCTGACCCTATGAGTCTTTCGGCTAGGAGCTTGCTTTGGTTTCCATATCCCGTAGGCATTCCTGGAGAGTTACTGGCGAGGGCTATTGCCCCATTGAGTCTAGGTTGTTTTGGCATACCTTCACCATAGCAAAAAGAAACCCCCGCAGCAACCTAGAACTGCGGGGGCCTCGCTTTTTTCGTTAGTGGTTAGGAACCAGCTCCAACGAAGTATTTGATGTGAGCGGAGTGGGTTAGGTCGCCGTCAACTCGCATCAAGACACGGAAGGTCGTAGTGTCTGTGTTGAACGAGTAGTCGGTTGAAGTTGCAACCTGGACTCCACCTGCAACACGAACCTTGTAAGAAGGCATGTGTCCAAATAGCACCGACTTTGCTGAGGTAGCAACCGAAGCCATTGCAGGGTTTTCGATAATCTGGTAGCCAGCAAAGGTGTCTGGCTGTCCAACCTGTACTTGGTATAGGTACTGACCAGCGTTGTCTTTGAGCTTCCTCATAGCACCGATGGTCGAACCGTTTGCCATGTAAGCAACACCTGGGAGACGGCGAGCCGCTCCATCAAGGCTGTACTGAAGGTCAATCAGGTTGTCAGCGGTGAATGCACCAGAGACGCCAGTTCCACCAGTTCCACCAGCAGCAGCGGCAGTTACAACACCATTTGGCTGGTCGGAACCAGAACCAGTGGTGAGCTGTCCGTTGACTGCAAAGCCGAGGCCGTTACCAGCCTGCTCAGCAAGGTGTGAGCTGATGTCGAAGCCAGCGTCAGTGATTAGCTCGTTGGCGACTGGGATAAGTAGACCGTACTTATAGGCTCCCAGAGTGATTGAGCTGTAGGTTGGCTCGGACTCCGCAAGAGCAGAACCAGCAGCCTTTAGGGTTGCGGTGCTGTAAGCGGTCAGAGTTGGGATGGTGATGTCTTCACCAGAAGTGGTGTTGATTCGCTGTCCAACATCTAGCATTGGGCCAACGAGTCTTGCGACATCGAACACCTGGTCAAAGAAGGTCTTTGGAACGGTGTTTGTGCTTGGGACAAGCACACGCTCTTCACGGTTGAAGGTGTGTGAGCCACGGGTTTGTGCAATCTGGCGAAGAATCTCGTCAGCCGAACGGCTCTCCTGCTCTGGTAGAGCAAAGCCCTTAGCGGCTACGGAAGCCTCTACATTGCGCTCTTCGTTGCGCTGTGCAACAGCGATTGCCTCATCAGCACGACGGATGTCGTCCTCAATGCGGTCAATCTTCTGCATCTCCTCAGCATCAAGTCCACGCTTCTCTGCCTCAGCATTGTCAATTACTTCACGAATTTGCTGGGTTAGATTAGCACGGACCTCTTGCTGAGCCTTGATGAACTCAGACATTTAGTCTCCTCTAATAG